CCGAATGTAATAATCTCTCGTTCTAAATCATAATGTTCTTTTTTAATATGTATCTGTCCTATGCTAAATCTCTGTGCTAACACACCCTGTATTCTATCACGTTTTGATAACCTAGTTCCAGGCTTTTCTTCACGAAATTTAACACTAAAATCATTTCTTCTCATCATCTCAGACTTTAATGCTTGGAAGATAGGCCTCGACATAGTAGTTTCTTCAATTGTAAAAAGAGATGGATGATAATGCTTATTATGATCGAAAATATAATCAACAATGCCCCTTTGCCCACTTCCAGGTATCCCCAGGACAGGTAAAGCACGATTACGAACATAATCAAGAACATAGACGAAATTGTTGTCATCAACAGCAACAACCATAAGAACAGAGTAGTCACTATCTCTTCTATTAATATCGGTAGCTGGATCAACCCCACAAAATATATTAACAGGCCTAGCATCACCATCAACAATAACAAAAGGTATTTCGGTACTTTCATCATATAAGAAAGAACCATCCCAATACTTAATATGCTTTCTTGTAAATACCGCATCATCTTCACTTTGAACTTCCATCATATACTCTTGGTAAAACTTGGATGGTTGACCTGAATCGGAATAGAATTTCTTCTTCCTTTCCATTTCTTTTGCACCAAACCATGAATCCCATAGCATATTACCTTTTTTATCTATTGCTTTTTTTGTATATACATCCCAAGAGAATTTCTCTTTTTCCTTAAGTGACCTACTATAGTTGACAATGAGATTGTTAATAAAGCTATCATAATGCACAGGAGTGCCATTAATACGTAACCTACCAGTCCCAGGCTCAAGAGCAGGGAATACCACAGCAGTGATAAGATTGGAATTTTTATTCCTTGCTTCTGGAGTAATTGTGTTATTCTCGTCTTCGAAGTCGTCA